TGTACACGTACGAACCGTGCGCAGTACTCTCGGAAGATGTAGATAAAGCGCAGACGCCCGGATACGCAAAGATGCTATTGAACGGCGTGGTGAACGATTCCGATTTATACGGTACGCTGAGCGCTGACACGAAAGCAAGGTTGGCAAAGAACGGAATTATCGTACTTGAAAGAGAAGAGGTGACGGGATAATGGCTACGTTTAACAGCGCGACTTGGACAACGTTATTGACAAAAGTAATGCAACAGATGAGGGACGAGCCGTTCTTCCTCACTCAGATGCTCGGTTCGAGCCGTGTATACAGCCCGACGACGACCATCAAATGGCGAATGATTACCACTTCCGGTAAGATGAGTTCTATTGGCCTTCGCGACGATCCGGCGAAGAACATCGACTACAAGAACACTGCCAAAGATATTATCGTGACACCGCCCCAAGTGTTCGAACGCGACAGCATCGAATCGACGGAAGCCTTAACCTCGAGCTTCAATCTGAACGAACTCGCGAATCTGAATGACGCATCGGACATCACGCGCTCGTTTGCTTATTCCTACGGCGTGAAACTCCAAGGCCTTCGCGATCGGTTGAAAAGACGCATCGAGTATATGTTCGGGCAACTCGTTCTTACCGGCAAGATTAGCTTCACGACGACCGAACGAACATTCGAAGAGGATTATGGCATCACCACAACCGGCACGCTTGCGGTGAACAGTTCGACGGATCCGCTCGAACTGATCGGCGCGGAATGCGAGAGCTTCGCGCAAACGCTCGGGATGTGGCCGGATGTTGTTCTTCTTACTCCGTATCTCGCGCGCGGCATTATGACTCACTCCAAAACCGAGAAGTATATCAGCAAAAACAACTATAACTTTGGCCTTCTCAAACCGCGATTCAATTCGCCAAGCGTACGCTTCATCGGAGAGTTCCAAGAGTTCGGCATCCCCGAGATTTACGTGTATTCCGGCACATACGCGAACGACTCCAACACGGCGACAAAGTATATTCCTGAATCCTCAAAGACAAGCGGCAAGATGATTCTGCTCAATACGTCGCAGTTTGCCCTCGGTTACGGCGCGGTTGTGGACTTTGAACTCAAACCGGATGGATCCCCAATTATGACCGATGTCATTGTCAAGGAAAAGATTCCCGAAGCATCCGAAGGGCACACGAAGACTATATCGCTACTCTCCTATCCTCTCCCGATTTTGTATAACGCTAACGCGTGCAAAGTATTTACAAGCACGATATCCCAATAGGCCACGCCGGTATTGCACCGGCGGGCTCTTTTTTAGAGGTGAACGGATATGACGGTGGCGCAACTCAAGGCTAAGTTCCCGGAAGACTTGATTAACAGCTTGACGGAATCGGACGACTCGATTCTAACCGTGCTGCTCGCGGAAGCGGAGACGTTTATCAACTCGATCATTGCAATCACAGACACAACCCTCAAAGAGATACACGAAACGTCTTACGTGATTTACCGGTTATATGAGCGGCACGGATTCGAAGAGCAGGCTCAGGCATATTACGATCGATTGATGAGCGCGCTCAAGAAGACAACCGGAACAGATGCGGCGGCCCCTTCTTCGCAACACTATATCACGGCGGGCACGCAGGTATTCACAACAACCGTAATGGATAAGTGGTGATGTTATGGCCATCACGTTTACCTATACCGACAAAGGCATTGATACGCTTACCAAACGGTTGAACAAGGAGCTTTCCGATCTCTCTAAACCGCTCAAAGACGTAGCCGTGTACATGAAAGAGGAAGTGATGGAGAACTTCGAGCAAGAAGGGCGGCCGAAGGGATGGCCAGCGCTCGCGGACAGCACAATCGAGAAAAAGAAGAAGGTCAAGGGCGTAAGCGGTCAAATCCTCGAGTTCCACGGTAAGCTCAAGCAATCGATCAACCTGCGTTCAGACAAGAGTGAAGCGTCGGTATTCTCTGGCGTGTTCTACGGCGTGTATCACCAAACGGGCACGCGAAAGATGCCGCAGCGAGCCTTTATGCCGTACTCTGACAGCGATGGAATTCCGCCGTTCGATACCAAGGGAATCGAGAACATCAAAGATATTCTTCTTGAGCATCTGACAAGGGCGTGTGATTGATATGTACAAAGAGCTGCTTGACGAGATAAAGAACGCGTTGGATACGGAGTTCCAGGCAGAGACGGTCAAGATCGGCGCGCTGAACTGGGCGAAGAACGCGATCTATCCGTTGATAGAGATTTTGCCCGGAAGAGCCGATCGCGCGGTGTATGTGAGCAGTGCAGGCGTCGCAAAAGAAAAGCTCGACTTCACAATCATCTACGCGAACCGCGGCACCTTCGCACAGGCGGAAGAGCTTGAGAAGAGCAACGCGGAAGCAGCAGAGAAAATCGTGGCAATATTCAAAAACAAGAACAGCAACATCGAAAACCGGCGGGTATTTTATCAAGTGCCCGGATACGCGCTCGAACGAATACTGGTTGAATCATCGAACCATTACGTCGTGGGTGCGGCAGTCGAAATACAAATCGAAACAGTGAGGTGATAAAGTGGCAGCGTTACAAGGTTCTCAAATGAAGGTGGTAGGCAGGCTTGAGTCGTCCGGGACTAATGTTCATCTCGGGTTACTCCAGAGCATATCGCCTTCGATAACGAACAAGGCCGCCGAAGAAAAAGGGATCGGCGGTTATACCAAGACCAGAATGACCAAATACGATCAAGCGATCAGCCTTGGCGGATTGGTTACGAGCAAAGATGTGCTGGCGTTTGGGACGAATACCGGCAACGGCGTGCCTCCCGCGGTCGAGTTGCGAATACACGACGCAACACTCGGGAGTTGTTACTTCGGAAACATGACGATCAGCGGAGGGGAAGATGCGCCGCTCGAATACTCGCTCGACGGAATGTTCTTAAGCATTACGACGGGCGCGACGGCACCGACAGCAATCACTCCGGAGACGTACTTCGTTTTCTCGGACGCCACGATCACGTGGGCGAGCGAAACGGATACCATTCGTAGCTTCTCGCTCAGCAAGAACCAAGACGTTACCGGCATTTACGGGACGTCGTTGTCTCCGACTGACGTGGAGATCGGAACGGCTACCTATGAGGGCGAATTTGCCATCGCATCTTCTACCGTAAGCAAAATTGCGTCGGGCGCGTGGGATCCAGCCAAAGCAGCGATCGCATTCGAAATTAAATTTGTAGACGCATCGAGCGCTTCCCACACGATCACATTCTCCGGTACCGGCGCGAAGATTACCGGCGCATCCGGAAGCGTTGATCCTGATTCCGAGTTTGCAGTAACACAAACATTTTCGTTTGAAACACTAACCATTGCATAGAACGCGGGTTTCCCCGCGTTCTATTCTTATTTTGAAGGGAGAGAAAAAGAATGGCGACAGAGGATGTATTGCTTTACGTATCAAAAAACACAAAGAAAGAAGTAAAAATATTCGGTAAGAAGATCATCGTGCGGCCGATTACCAGCGTGGATTACGCCGAGAATCTTGGATACATCAAAGAGTTCGGGGAATCGCTCCAGAACGCCGAGAACATCAAACCGGCCGTGATGAACGCCATCGTGTACCTGTTTACGAAGATGCTCGTATCGGTTGAGGGCTACGACGGCGCGATTGACGAGGAATTCGTGAAGAGTTTCACGCCCGAATTTATGGTTGCTCTTATCCCCGTGCTGGTTAGCCTGGTATCGATGTCCGACAAGGAGCGATCCTTTCGTCCGGGCGATGAAAAAGCTCGGCAAAATCCCTGATGAATACTGGCTCATCAAACGGATGGGCGGATATCCAAACGGTTGGGATGAACCGATCAAAAACGTACTGATTCTTACCGAGTTTGAGCGCACAGAATAAGGAGGTGAGCGGCAATAGCAAACAACCCTGAGATAGAAATTAAGATCACCGCTGCCAACGAAGCAAGCAAACCGTTATCCGATCTTGAGAAGCAAATAAAAGAAACAGGAACTCAAGCAAAAGCCACCGCGGAAGCGACGAAGAAACTGAGCGAAGAAGAAAAAGCTGCTGCGAAGGCTGCAAAAGAGCAAAAGCAAGCGCTCAACGAAACGGCAACGGCCCTTCAAACAGTTGGCGCTGCGATGGCGGCAATAGGCGGCACGATTACAGCAGGGTTCGCAGGCGCCGCCTCTTCATTCGCCGATTTCGACGCGAAACTGCGAGACATCCAAACAAGCACCGGCGCATCAACCGATGAGATTGGGACGCTATCCGATAAAATCGCGGAACTGGGTGGCGGGGCGACATCCATCGACCAGATCACACAAGGATTCAGCAACCTCGCGGCAAACGGGGCGAGCTTGCAAGAAATGAACCAGATCATGACTTACGCCACAGACTTGATGAGCGGATTCGGGGCGTCTGCCGAGACGGCTTCCGGAATATTACAAACGGCGGTAAGAGCTTACGGTGTGAGCGTCGGCGAACTCGCTACCACGACGGATCAGTTAGCCGAAGCGTCAAAGAGCATCTCCATGGATGTGCTCGCGCAGCAACTTGAGAAGGTGGCTCCGGCAGCAGGGGCCGCCGGTATCTCTTTCGAAGAAACGGCTGCCGCCTTGTTGTCTCTCAAAGAAAAAGGAGCGACAACGGAACAAAGCGTACAAGCGCTTCGAAAATTATTCTCCAGTCTGAGCGCGCCGAGCGAAAGTCTAAAAACCACGCTCGGAGAATTGGGCGTATCGCTTGAAGACCTGACAAATCCAGCGACATCATTATCAGATAAGATGGCGCTGCTCAAAACGGCGGGCTTCGATGCTCAAGACGCGCTGAAAGCCTTCGGGGAAGAAGCGGGCGCGTCGGTGGCTGTCCTGCTTGAAGATGGTGGCGACGCGATCGATGGCTACGTGGAAAAGCTGAATAACTCAAGTGGTGCGGCAAAAGACGCGGCTAACAGGATGGAGGGTTCGCTTAAAGGCGCGATAACGAGCCTTAAAAACTCCTTCACGACACTTAAAAACTCAATAGGTGAATCCGTGGCTCCTATGTTCACAGGGATTGCTAATGCTGTGAAAGGGTTGGTCGATGGATTCAACAAACTCCCGAAACCGCTGCGCGATACCGTGTCGGTCTTGGGCTTATTAGCCGGCGCGGGTACGGCCGTTGTAGGTGGGTTATCCGCGATCGCGGGAACGGTTATCAAGTCGATTGACAACTTCCAAAAATTTGGAAAAGTAATGAACACGTTGTTTACTACCGACCTACCTAAACTCGCCACTGCGCTCCAAACCGTAGGCTCGAAGATTATCGAACTTGCGACGACTGCGGGAAAGAACGTATTTGCCGCGATGAAGTCTGGTGCGGAAGCGTTAACAAACTCGCTCAAGAAAACGGCGCAGGAGTTCTCCGGATTCCAAGGCGCGCTCAAAGCCGGGATAGCAGTCGGCGCGTTTGCGGCGATGGCTGCCGCCCTCGGGCCGGTTATTGAGGCGGTTAAGAAAGCGCGTGT